TCAATGGAAAAGATCCCAAGGGGGATAACCATGAAACGCAGGATTGACGACCGTCAACTGTCGATGGACTTTGAATCCCTCTTCCAGATCCCAACCGTCAAAGAACCCTCCGCAGGAAGCATGGACTACGGTTCAGAGCTTCGGCACCTAGTTTCAGAAACCCTAAAGGCATGCCCGAAAGACAGATTCGCCGTTGCCTCCGAGATGTCAAGACTGACCGGCCGCGAGATCAGCAAGTCGATGCTTGATTCATGGTCCGCCGAATCGCGTGCGGAGTGGCGTTTTCCCCTGGAATTTGCCCCGGCGTTCGAGGTCGCTACAGCCACTTATGCCCTGACAGAATTCCTGGCCCGGAAGTGCGGCCGCAAGGTTTATGCCGGTGCTGACATCTATGCCGCCGAATTGGGAAAGCTTGAGACGCTCAAAGATCGAATAGACGGGAAGATCAGGGTACTGAAACAGCATCTGCGACGCTAAAAGGCCAGATAATGGAGGCTCGTATGAAAAGAATCATGGCTCTCCTGGAAGAGATCCGAAAAGACGTGGTGGAGATCAAAGCAGCTGTCTCTCATCTTCCCAAGGGAAGACGTTCGACAGTGGCGGGCTTTAACCGTGCTGGAAAGGGCTGTTGCATCAGCCAGAAGCTCAGGGGCGGTCTTCGCGATCCCGAGATTCGTGCTGCCGTTGTCCGTCTGCGGTTGCAGGGGCTGCGGTTTTCCGACATCTACGATTATATCGTGGAGCACTGGCCGGGCCAGCCGGAAAAACATCCGTCGAGATCCGCTCTTCATCGTTTTTGGTGGAATTGCAGAGATGGGCGTCTAATCGAGTATGGCATCAAGCCGCCTGAGCTTCCCGAACCGTAGGGAATTGTCATGAACGATTCTACACATCAAACGTCTTCTCCCTGTCTGGCCGGACGTATAGCCGCGCTGAATTATCTCGAAGACGTAAGACGTGAAACCGAGGTGAAGCGACAAGCCAAAGAACTGGGTTTGGCAAAATTCGCCCAACTTCCGGAAGGACGTAAACGCGAGGCCGAGGCTCGTTACGAGATATTGGCCGCGATGAGGACTTTCATCACAGCCGGTGGCTTCAAGAAGGACAGGGGCCTGCGGATCTTCCGCGAGCAATACAATGCGGGCAAGATCGAGCTTCCCGATTGGGTGCGCGACGCGCTGAAGGGTTGCCGGAAACTTGATCGGGCGACGCTGCACCGCTGGAGAAGCCGTTACGGCGAACAGGGACTCTCCGGACTGGCGGGCAGCTACGGCCATCGTGAAGGGTTCACGCGACTCAGCGAAGAGCAACGCGACTTTATAAAAGCGATGATCGCCGATCATCCGGACGTTTTGATTCCGAAGATCATGGCGGGGCTGGAGGCGCGGTTCATTCCCCAAGGCAGCGCTGTACCCGCGTCCCACGTCGTCAGTCGTTTTGTGAGAAAGTATCGCGAGGAAAACGCGAGCCTGCTTCTGGCGATGAAGAATCCCGACGCGTGGCGATCCAAGTACCAGTTCGCCGTTGGCAGTTGCTCGGGAAGCATCGTTCGTTTGAACCAATTGTGGGAAGCCGACGCGACGCCCGGCGACATCATGTTGCTTGACGGCCGTCATGCCGTGATAGCGCAAATCGACATCTGGCCCCGTCGCCCGAAGATTCTTGTTACTCCTACGTCCAAGGCGCAAGCCATCGCCACCTTGCTGCGGCGCGGCCTCATCGACTGGGGCGTGCCAGAAGTTTACCGGACGGACAACGGCAAGGATTTTACGGCCAGACACATGGAACGCGTCCTGGACGCCCTGGAGATCGAACACGATATTTGCCCCCCTTTCACGCCGGAAGCAAAACCGCACGTCGAACGATTCATCAAGACTTTTTCGCATGGGATAGTCGAACTGCTTCCCGGCTTCATCGGTCATAATGTTTCGCAGCGCAAAGCCATCGAGGCCAGGCGGAGCTTCTCTGAACGGCTGATGAAGAAAGGCGCTATCGTGGAAGTGAAGCTCTCAGCGCATGAGTTTCAGGCCATCTGCAATCGCTGGATCGAGGCGGTCTACATGCAGACGCCCCATGAAGGACTGGACGGCATGACGCCCGCGCAAAAGGTGCGCTCCTGGACGGACCCCGTCAAGAAGATCGAAGACGAACGCGCCTTGGATGTCCTGCTGTGTCCCGCGCCAAAGGACGGCGGGCTGCGGATGATCGGCAAGAAGGGCGTGGAGGCAAACCGGCGCTGCTATTTCAACACGGCTATGGCGGGATACGAGGGGAAAAGAGTCCGCGTGCTCATCGATTACGCCGACCTGGGCCGCGCCTACTGTTTCGAGGAAACGGGGGAATTCCTCTGTATCGCGACTTGTCCCGACTGGTACGGCATCAGCGCCGAAGATGAAGCGGGGTGTCTCAAACGGGCACAACGGCGACTGGTATCGGAAAAGCGGAAGGAACTCAAACGGTTGGCAAGGGAGCACCGCATCGGTTTGGTTCCTGAGGAAGTCCTGGACTATCGGGAATCCTTGATCGCGAACGTCGATGAGCTTCCGCAGAAGACGGAAGCGTATACGACGGCCGCCATCGAAGAAGCGATAGCGGCAGCGGACAAGAGTTATGGAATCGTGAACAGAGAGGCGTTGGCCGGGCCGCTGGAAGTGCCGCCCGAGGTGCTCGCGTATGAAGAGGGACAAAAGAAGCTCATCGATTTGCAGGAGAAGCGACGGCAAAGGCGGCTCTTTGAATCCAACCAGGATGTCTATTTCTGGGTCTTGTCTCGAATCACAGACGGCACGGATACGGAGATCCAACGGCAATGGAAGAGAGAGTATGAGGCTTGGCAGGACAGCGGCATGAAGCGGCCATTTTCTACGAGCATCGGCGTGTCCGCATTGGTGGGTGAAGAAAAAGCAATGGATGAGGAGGCGCTGTGAAATACGCATTGGCGAAGACGAAGAACGTGCGGCACTTTATGGCGACGCTGAGCGATCTGAGAAATCGCCCTTCAGGTGTCGAGGGTATGGGCGTTCTTTGGGGAGAGCCCGGAGAAGGGAAGACGACCGTCGTCGCCTACGCGGCGAATCACCTCAACGGGATCTTCATCCGCTTGAATGCGGCCATGACGATGACAAGCCTGCTGGCTTCCATCGCGGCCGAACTCGGCGGTTCACCCGCGCATCGGCGGGCGCAGATGCTGGCGTGGATAACGCGAAAGCTCATGGAAGAAGATCGGGTCATTTTCTTCGATGAAGCCGACTACCTCTTCCGGCAAATGGAGATGCTCGACGTCGTGAGGGATCTCTACGACATCACAGGAACGCCGATCATGCTCATCGGCATGGAACACATCGCCCGCCGCCTTCAGGAGCACGGACGCTTGGCCCGTAGAATCACGCAATGGATTCGATTCGAGGGGCTCGACATGGCGGATGCCCGCATCCTTGCCGACACGGTTTGTGAAGTCGGCGTGGCGGACGATCTGCTTGCGCATCTTCACCGTGAGGCGAAAGCCAATATCGGCCGCATGGTGATCGGGCTTTCCCGGATCGAGACGCTTGCCAATACATCGCAGATTTCGACGGTGACAAGAGAAGATTGGGCGGACCGTCCGTTGTTTTTCGATCAGCCGAAGTTCCGAAGATCGAGGTAGAGGCAATGCCCGGAGTCAAAGGACAGCCGCACCCCATTCATAAGACGACGGTTCGTCAGATGATGTGGCAGACCATGCGGATCAAGGCGCGAGGTTTCACCATCCCGGATCTGCTTGTCACCGTTCCCGGCGCGACGCGGGACAACGCGGAGAAATTCATCCGCCGACTGGCAGGACATGGGCTCGTCCGGGGCGTTGGCCTGTATGTCGGCGGACGGAGCGGCGAATGCAAGCGTTACCGGCTGCGGAACGATACGGGGCCGAGGATTCCGGCCGCATGCCCTTACTGTAAGAAAAGGCTCACGGACGTCGGTTGTGGGGGGATGGCGACATGAAGACGGGGAAGATCGGCACGAAGGAAATACGGATCATTCACGTCGCTAAAAGTCAGCTGATGATGAAGGACGAGGAATATCGCGCCGTCCTGAAATCGTTCGGGGTATCTACCTCAAAGGATCTCTGCTTTTCCCAATACGAGAAACTTTTGCTCAGGTTCCGGGCCGAAGGGTTCGTTTTGAAATCCGGCAACACGCGCCGCAGGCACGCCAAGGCGTCCTGGGACAAGGAGCCCATGTTGAAGAAGATAGGCGCTCTGCTGGCCTCGATGAAACTGAATTGGAAGTACGCGGACGGCATCGCCAATCATATGTTCAAGGTTGATGTAGCGTCATGGTGCACTCCGGAACAGCTTCACAAAGTAATAGCGGCCCTTGAATATAAACGGCGGAAACTGGCGGTTTGAAATTATCCTAA